TACCGGTCGCACGCCACCACGGATAATGAACAGACTATGCAAGATAGCGTCAACCAGCCCGGATTTTTATTCCACGACTACTAACATCAACCAATAATTAACTGATTTTAATGTGCATATAGAAACATAGTAGTTGATAATGTACTAACTTATGTACTCATTTTTCTATTCAGTCGCGCGGTACCACGATTGCCAACGGTAAATGTTCGTACGCAGCTCGCGCACGCATTCGGCCGTCTGCGTATCCGCCTGCAGATCGGTGTCGCTGTCAGCGCCGGCGTCACTTATCCTGCACGGCGGGTTCATCAAATCCGGGGATGGTGTTGGCCGCGTCGATTGCTCGCTGGCGCAGCTGCACAGCAGCAGGATCAAACTTGCACACAGTATGATTCGGGTCGTTGACATATTTCACCACATCACGATAAACGGTACGGTAAACCACTTTGGCTTCAGCGTTCGCCGTTGCCGCCTTCTGCTCACCAGCTGCTACGGCTTTTCCCTGCTTTTTGCTCTTCTTTTCAGCCTGGCTGTTTACGTGCTCAGAATGCGCGTACCAGCCCTTCAGATATCCCGCCCAGAAAATGCCGGCGCACACCGCCAGCACGCCACCCACAATCAACAGTTTCGTTTTTCCGTTCATTCGTACAGCCCCCAGCACGTCAGCGCGCTTTCCTGATCCCGGCGGTCAACCTGCCCGTAACAGCCGTTCTTCTGCCCTTTCGTTAACCGGCAATCCCGGCCGCCGTCGAATACCCACCGGCGGATCTCGGCGCAGGCACCTTTACGGTCGCCGGCATTCAGCTTGCGGTAGAACGTTGAGGGGAAGCACTTACCGGGGCCGATGTTGTACGGGCAGAAACTGGCAATGCCGACTTTCTGCGGAGGTGTCAGCGGCACGTGCACGTTCTTTTCAACCCACGCCAGCGCCTTGTCGCGCTCGATAGCGTTTACCTGATCGCATTTGGCCTGCGTCAGCCGCATCCCCTGAATTACAGGCTTACCGTCCACACGCGTGGCGCCGCGACAAATGGTCCAGATGCCAGAACCGTCTTTATAGGCGGTGAGGCTGCTCCCCTCTTTTTCAGTCAGAAACTGATCCATTAACACCGGCGCTGATGAACCAGCTGCGATGAGCGCCAGCATAGCGGCGCTGAGCTTAGCTTTGTTGCTCATAGCCGCGCGCCTTCCGCCGGTCGTCTTTGATTTTGAAATAAAGGTTGGTGAAATAGGTCAGCAACCCGAAAACGATACTGGCAAGAACGCCGATCGCCGCCCACTGGCTGGGGCTGACTTTATCGAGGAGCTGGAGCAGCCAGTAACCACCGCTGCCAATAGAAGTGACGTAGGAGGCCCCCGCCGCTACGTCTGAAAGGTTGTTCATTCGCATGCCTTACCCCCGCGGGGTTCACTGTGTAGTGATGCGAGAGTAAGGCGTTGTGCAGGTCGGAATCCTGACTAATCCAGTTTAATGAATAAATGAATAAGGGTTACCTATAGTGTATTGAGCATTTGCACCGATCGGGGTATCAAACAGCCAAACCTCACTTAGCCCATCTTTGGTAATAGAAGCGTTAGGCCCGCTATGGCGGCAACCAAAGAGGTAAACTTTAGCTTTACCCGTTGTATCCGAGCCCTGACCAGCTGTAAAACACGCACCGCCGATAAAGTCGTCTCTGCTGCTATCGTGCGCATAACAATCGAAATTCGCAGTCACAGTACCATCATGTACATCATGGACAACACGCCCGAAAGTACCGTAATACTCCCCACCAATACGGACCCCTACAGAACCATCGTGAGCAGTAGAACCGTTATTATTTGGTAAGTTATCAAAGCCACTCCAGCGACCAATACAATCAATTTCGATAAACCACGGCTTTATCCCAAGACCATTCTGATCGGCATGATAGTTAAATGCATCCTGCATTCCGTATTGAGCAATGCAACTCTGCATAATGCAGTTAACACCAAGAGAATTAAATGCGTTACTAGTTACAGACAAATCAAATATGCAATTTTTTGCATATAAGTATCCTTTTTTACCTGCTGTTTGAACCTCAGCCTGAAAACCTCTAAAGCTGTCCTTAAAGTGAATATTTTCAATATAAACTTTGCTATTATCCTGAATCCTTCCATTGGTCATTTGAAGAACAAGTCGTGAATTAGAATCAGGCGCTCGCCCGTCAAAAAGATGAATATACAGCGTATTCCCTGTTTTATACGATGAGCCAGGTGTTGAAATGCAGTCGGCAAGGCTGGCTGCGGAAGTTAGCACCATCGCATGCCCATAGCTATCAAGATTGGCATAGTCAACAACGTTTAGAACGAGATTACCTGTGTACTGGTATACGCCAGCGCTTCCCTGTGCCGTCCACATTGCAGCCGGTTCAACAGTGCTCAGAATTGGCGTTCCATCGTATCCGATGAAATCGAGCTCGCGGTCAACTACGCTAACATTCCATGTAAAATCACGGGTATATTCCATCCCGCCTTTTATCATTATTGTCCTGGCTGCCGGGGTTTTCTCAATGGCATATTTTATACGCTGGAATGGTTTAGTCTGCGTGCCGTCCCCGGTCGTATCACTACCGTTAGTGCAGTCCACATAATATGTTGTCCCGCTGGATGCCTTCTTCACAGCCACATCATAATCAGTCCAATATCTCAGCGTGCCATCAGAACGAAGTGCGCAGTAAATCGGGATCTGCTCTTCTATCTTGCGAAGTTCTCCCGGAACCCACGGAATGGAGGCCGGGCACCCAGCAATACCAAATGCGCTTTTATTCCCTGCGCCAATTAATTCAATCAAAGAACCAGATTTAACATGCGCAATTGTGATTGCTCCATCGAATGGATAGCGATCACGAGGTTCGTATGTCCCATCAGATTTCACAACAATGCAAATTGTTGACAATGCTGTGGTGATATTTTGCTCAGCACCCAGAACACCAATACCGTTAAACGAATAAAGCCCACCGGTAAATTTTATTGTGGACGAACCGGCTACCGGCTGCCATTGCGGCATAATAACCACACCGTTTACCGAACGATATATACGGTCCAGTGCGGTATAAACACTGCTATCCCGGTACCCGACATGTGTAGCCCCATCAGGTCGAGCTAGATCGGCTCGCAGGGTCCCTTCAATGGCCCCACCGGCCAAAGCTTCAACCCATTTAGCTGTAGCGGCATCTGTACCGTAAACAGGATCTAACAAATTCTCGATTCGGTATCCCTGTGCGTTATAGGGGCCACCTGACAAAGGTCGCGTGATTGCCAGACCGAGATCGATAAACGCACGCTGTATCGCCATCCAGATACGGTCGAAATCTTTATTCACGGTATCCGCCAGCAGATCGCCGTTGTCCTGGTAATCGGTAAGGCGGTATGTCGGTACCACTCGTTCAAGCATGACCACTGCGCCGTTAGCAGGCGGCGTTAGAAAGGTAATATCGCCGCCATCTTTGTTGCCTACGCCTGAGACGGTGTAACCGCTGGCAACGACAGAACCGTTAATACTCACCTCTAAATCGCTGGCACTGATGATATAGAACTGGTAAGTAAAAACGGTTGTCAGGCCATTGGCGGTATAGATGTTATAAGGTATTTGGTTAGGTACCGACATAGGGGGGCTCCGGCGGCTAGTAGTCCACGGCGACCGAAATGTCGCCATCGTATGGCTGCCAATGCTCCCTCGCCTGCGCGGTCGGAATCCCGACTAATTTCCCAATACGCACAGGTGTAGCGCTGATCGCACCGGATCCCGAATCTATAAAATCATCAGGCTGGTTTGTCAGTGCCGGGTTAAAATCACGCATCTGGTCATACATCGGGCCATCGAGCACGTCGGTATGTGCCCACAGGAACCGGGACGACAGCGGCGCTTCGAAGGCGTCGAGGATGCGCTTTTGTTTGTTGGTGACGCTGAACTCTTCACGCACGCCGCAGCCGGTACCCTTCAGCGCCTGAATAAGCAACTTCCCGGCAAAACTACCGGGGCCGTTTACCTCTACGCAGACCAAAGGGATCTGATACTTCAGCACCAGCTCTTTAATCTGCATCACCTGACCGCCGGTGATTTTGTCGTTGTCGTCAAACTCTGCCAGCTCGCCGGTTAATCCCTGGCAAACATGCCAGTAAAGATGCCCGCGGGCATCGGTGAAAATAAGGGAAAATGCCGAGGCGTCGGCCTTAACTTTGCCGGTTGCCACATCCCACCAGGCAACAGCGCCGACGATTTGCGTCTGGCCCAGCCACATCGAGCAGGAACGGTTCGCGTAGCGAATTTCAGGCTGGACGTTGTACTCGCGGATACGTTCGGGGTCGAGACGAACATCACCAACCGGCTTACTATGCAACTGGTACTGGCTATCCCATTCGTTAATGGTGCGCGTTTCCCTGCGGCGCTTTTCCATTTCTTCGCGGGTAAAACGCTCCGGCCATTCGCAGCCAGCATAAAAGTCGATAAGTGCATCAGGAGCCGCGGCGAACGCTACACCGGTATCAGTGAGCTGATAATCAACGCCCTCGACAAGTAGCCGAGCTGCTTTATGAATGCCAACGAAAACATAATCTGGCCGGAACGGAATTTCGTAGCGCAGCTGCGTGGCGTCTTTCGCCTCGATGCGGTGTTCATCGCGGAATAACTTAATGGTCAGACAGTCGGCGCCTTCGGCCTCTTTCTCGTCATACAGACTATCGTGGGTATGCGGTGTACCAATAAACAGTTTGCGGCCACCGGGGATCAGGATGTGGGTTTGCTCGCCGAGCCGGTACCGGAGCTTTTCGCGCGCTTCTGGCGTCTGAATGTTGCGCGGTACTTCTACGTCATCGTTCTGGCATTCATTGGCGCGTGCGGAGGTGACGTTAGATAGAATGCCTTTGGCGTACATACTGCCGTTACGCAAATCGAGTGCGCCATTTACCCACCATTGCTCGACGGTACCCTGCCCGTCTGGCAGCATGCCTTTAGTCAGCGGGTGATTGCGCAGTACGTTCTGGGTATCGCGGCTGGTTTTATACGCTGTGCCGTCGGATTCAGACTGATGCAGAATCCGGTATTGCCTGTCCTGATAATATCGCCAAGCGTTATACACCGCGAGGATAGTAGATTTACCAAAGCCACGAAAACAGCGAAGCACCGCGAGATCTCCGCGATGCTCCAGCCAGTGGCAGGCGCGATAGTGGCAGTCGGGAACATCCCAGTTCATCCGCTCCGCCCACATCAGGAAGAACGCGAGGAACGATATCATTTCTTACCTTTCTGCAAACGCTCGATAATGGCGGCCGCTTCGCGTTCGGCTTTCGATACCTGCTGGCCCAGCTCGAATGCTTCATCATCCCGCCCCGGATTGTCAGAAGGTGTTCCGCCACGCGTCTGCATACCGATAAGCGAATGTACTTTGATTAGTAGCGTCAGCGATGCCGCCGCGTTCTTCTTATCCCAGTAGCGATCGCCGCGCTCGTCCTTCGTCAACTCACTCACTTTCTTATCAGCACCGGGCCAGTTAGCCGGGTCGGCCTCCTGCAGCACCACATCGGTTAATTTATCGGTCAGCGCGGTAAGGCGAGTTTTGTAATCTGAATGCATAAAAAAGCCCCGTGGTTATCCATAGGGCTATGATGTATGCTTTTCGAGGTCGGAATCCTGACTAATTTAATACTGGCGATGGCAGAGGCTTTTAGTTAAAAATGGCCTTATCCACAGCGACTAATATTAAGGTATCAAAATGCATAAAAAGATATTCCTATCGCTAGCTGTATTAGTTTCTCCAATGGTTTTGGCAGCTAATGTATGTACAACAAATGTGACTGGTTTTGATGTTTGTGAAAAAGCAAAAGAAATCGCCAGCCAAGTTAAACCGCACTTGCCGATGACACTATCCGAGAACGTCAGCATGTACGATATTAACGCGGAGAAAAATAAGCTAGTTGCTAATGTTAAATTAGGTGTAGCTGAAGAAGATGTGCTAGCGGCAGCAAAACAGAACCACTTAACGCCTGGGGTAGTAAAAACCAGATTAGCTGACACGGCTAAAAATGGTGTTTGTACAGGGAAAAACCCTATCGGTGCATTTATTCGATTAGGGGGTGAGATGCAATATATTTACACCTACCCCTCTGGAGAAACTTACACAACAGTAGACATTACTTCATGCGAATAAACGTTAACGCATGCCGGGGTCTACCTGGTTAATCAGCGGCGCAATCCAAAACAGATTATTACCTGGTAATAGCGTACGCACGCTATGCAGCACACGGTCGCCTGCGTCTCCATTCAGCACGCCGGCGGTCACATCGGTTACAGTATCCAGCAGGCCGAAGGTTGGCCCCAGTGCAGAGCCGATAAAGCCGCGGCTGGCATAACGGGATTGCGTACCGGTGCCGAGCAACGGGCCAAGCCCTATCATACCGCCGGATGCTTTTTCCGCCATGTTGTTGTATTCCATCAGCGGGCCAAGGATACCCGAACGGTCGATACCCTCGAGTACCATCTTCTGCGGCGTCAAATCCACTTCCCGACCGTTAGCCGCCTGCTTAAGCGCATAGGTCAAAGAGCCCAGACCAATCTGGAAGGCGGTGCCGTAATAGAACTGCGCGGTACCTTCCTGCAGGCCGCCGAGGGTCGCGCGGTTATAGGATGCCGTGGCAAAAGACTTAAACTGGAATACGGTTTTCCCCAGCGGGGTACTGGCCCACAGCGGCGTATCACCAATCCCCGGCGTGATAACGGTATTGTTTACATCCTTCAGCACAGCAGATTGCAGCAGGCCAGCGGCGTACTGGTCATCCCATTTTTCGAAATTGCCGATATGCCAGCCCTGAATAACTTCGCCGTGCTTCTGAAATTCTCGCTGGATGCGTTCGGCCATCTTCTCGTTGATGCCGAGTTTTGCCAGGCGCTTCGCAGGGAACGCGCCGGACAGAATACCGTCGGACGTGATCATGCCATTCACCGATTTGTTCATATCGTTAAAGTGGCCCATCATGGTCAGCTTGCCGAACACATCGGTAATACGTTCCATGCCAGCTTCTGCAGCTGTCGTACGAGAAGAGCTATCGACCAGATCCCCCATCGTACGCGCGCGGGTATGCAGTATGGTTTCCAGCCCAACGGCCATTTTCTTCTGCTCCGCCCGGCTGGCGAGATATGCCGGTGATCGAGTGATCAGTGCGCCATATCCGCGCATGGTATTGCTGAAGCCGTTAACCATCATGCCGCGCGCCAGATCCGGAATAGCGGATACCGTCATGCCGCCGAGTTTCGTTACAAAGTTGGCGCTACGCAGGAAAGCACCAGCACGAACGAAAAATGATGATGGGTCATCTGGCATACCGTAGGTACCAACGAGGCGATCTCGAAGAGCCAGAATATCGCGCAGGTCGGCTTCCCGCGCCTTCGCCAGCTTTTCCTGTTCTGCCGGGCGTAAACGCATCAGCGCGTCGTATTCGTCCTGGATGGCGGCGAGCTGCGAATCCATCGACTTGTTGCCAAAGGTACGAGTTAATTCGATTTCTGCTGAGGCTTCGCGGATATGACGCTGCAGGACGTAGTTAGCGTCGCTCTCCAGATAATCTTTCATCAGGCGATCGGGAACGCTCAGTGTACGCGATTTGGTGCTGCCCGGCGCTTTCACCATAAAGACGTTGGCAAACTCCTGCGGAATTTTAGCCCCTACAATACGGTTTATCGTGGTATCAGCGGCGATTTCAGCATCTTCGCGAGACATAGTTTTCTCACCGCGTGACCACCAGTCAACCAGCATATTGCGGAATTTATCGCGCTCGCTAACGATTTTCCCTACCTTGTACACGCGCGGGAAATAGCTGGTCTGTCCCATCGCTTTCAGTTCGGCATCCGGTGGAAGTAAGCCCAGTTCCTGCTGTGCCGTCTTCACGCGATTGATGACCGTGCGCAATGCCTGCGCCGCTTCCTGCACTTTCGCATTAACGTGCACGTCGCCGTTGCGTAGCGCCTCGCCAACCTGTTCACGGAAAGCCGTATAACCCAGATCGCCCCCCTCGGCCTTATACTGAGTGTATGCCTGCTTGTTCGCGGTAACGACGGCCGCCTCTTCACGACGCCAGCCACGTACGCGCGTCTCAGCTGCTACCGGCGTTTCAATACCGCGCAGGTTGCCTTCCAGCGTGAAGTTATTCTCTGCCAGTTCCAGCGCTGTCCGGCGCGCTTCTTTTGATGGGGATTCCATCAGGCGGGTGATCGGCGTCAGATAGCTACCGGCTTTTTTAGCCAGCTTGCCGAGTGGGCCGCCAGACACTGGCGTGAGATCTTCCAGTGTCGCTTCGCGAATGCGCATAGCACCGACGCTGCCACCGTTCGGTAAAGTATCCGCCAGGGCATCGGCTGCGTTGTTAATCGTTGGCAAGGCGTTCATATTATCGAGCGCCTCCGCCACTTCACGGGTGGCAGCATTTCTTACCGAAGGGGTGATCATCGCGCCAGCGGTAGCAAATACACCACTGAGAAGTGCGCCAGCTGTGATGTGGGCGGCGCTCTCCCTTGCCGTTCTTGTATACTGCTCGTTATTGAGCGCGACCTCGCTGAGCGCGGTACCGGCGGCACCAATAGCAACCTGAGAACCAATACGCGCAGCCAGGCTTCCCTGCGCACCGGGGATAAACATCGATGCGACTGTGACGGGGTCGATAACCCCGGCGGCTATACTGGCTAAAGTTCCTTCAGCACCTGCTTCAGACAGCACCCGGCGGTCTTCGTTTTCATCGTCTATCTGGTTTTTAATCCAGGCGGTTTCCTCTGGGGATTTTGAATCCGCAAAGGCGGATCCCCATTGTTCGTAACCCTTTATTTCGTTTTTATCAGAATAAGGGTTATACCCCTCCGCTGGCTCGAATTGTTTAGCCGGGCGGAACATCCCGGCGAGCAGGTTATTCTGACGAAAAGCGGCATCCCATACAGACGGTTGTTGCTGCTGTGGCTCTGGGTTAGTTCCTTCAGGCAGAGATACATCAAAACCAGTTGGAGCCTGAAGGGCATTATCCATTATGCTCGGCGGTACATCAGATTGCGGATAGATAGGCATTATTAATTGCTCCATGAAAAGTAGTTTTTAACCCGGTTCATACGCTCATCATGCAAGCGCTGATACTGTTCATCGAGCGCACGATGTTTTTCCTTAAAGCCCCGAATATCTTTCCCGCGTGATATTTCCTCTTCGCCTTGCCGCTCCCGCTCCCGCTGCATTTTTTTATATGGTTCCCAGTCTTCCAATGACGGTTTCCAACGCATGAGGCGACCAAATTTATCGTAATATGGCTGTACGCTCTCGTTACCATCTTTATCTTTCATGCGTACCATAATGGCGTAATCACCGTTACGCGTGGTTAAAACGTCAGGGGTAATTTCCAGTTCACCACCGATTCGGGATTCAGGTGTATTTGATGTAATAACAGGGGCTGAACCTGATGTAATTCCTAGTTGGGTAGGACTGGTTTCAATTTTTTCTCCACGTTCGCCATAAGTCAGACGCTCTTTTTCTTCTTTCCACTGCGCAGCCTGCCAACCAGACGGCCCGTAGTTATAAAGCGCTTCAGGCGCGTATTTCATAAACTGGGTGCTGCCATTTACATCGCTTAGACTCCAGGTACGGGCGATCTGGGTATTGGTCATCTTTTTGGCAACATCGGCATTACCACCCGAGTTGCGATAATTGATGTCATAAAGCGACTGGTAGTCGTTACGGAAATTGACGGCGTTAAGATTCTGGTCATCTGCGGCGGGGCCGCCAAAGCTGTACCATGGTTTCATGCTGCTGACTGCGGAATCCATCGCGCTGGCACGCTCTTTTTTGTATTCCTTCGTGCTCTGCGTAGAAGACAATTGCGATTTCAGGGCGTCATTCTGGTTATAGGTCACGTTCTGCGCCTGTTTCACCGCTTCGTCTGACGCCATACCGGAATCGGTAAGTTGCTTAACAGTCAGATAGAAGCTCTGCATATCCTTTGGCATATCGCCCACTGAGGCAGGATCAGTATCGTACAAAGCGTTAAATAAGGTCGAGCCCTGCTTAACCACGTCGGGGCTACTGGAGCGGGCGATCGCATTCAGTTGGGAAGTAACTTGCGATGGGATAATGCCCGTCTGGTTAACCTGCTGCACGATAGCGTCGTGAGTGGTGGCGTCGTTAATGCGGAAGTTAAGCGCCGATGGCGTATTGTCCGCCGCCTTCTGCATGGATTTGTTGCTCGGGTCGAGTTTCTCGCCGAAGATCAGCGCGTCGTTAAAACGGGCGGAATCACGCTGCGCCTGAATATTGGCGTTGCTCTTCTGCACCAGCGCACTAAGTTTGCCATACGCATCGAGTTTCAATGCGTAATCCGGGTCGTTTGCCTGCGGCTTCACTTTCGCCAGTTCGGCCTGCTGTTCCGCCGGGGGGACGTACTGGATAGCCTGGAAGGTTCTGGCGGTATCGATCGCGATATCCAGTTGCTTGACTGCTGTTTGCCCCTGCTCACCGTACGCAAACAAAATGGTGGAGGCGTTAGGCATAGCATCTGGCACCTCGCCGTTGTACAGCTGCGCCATCGTATTATTGAGAATCGGGTCAATCTGCTGGCGCAGTGCCGTACGCTGCTGGCGGATCTGCGATTCGGCGATATTGTCGATTTTGTTTACTGCTACCGGGTCGAGACCAGTTTTATTTTTGTTGTAGCGGGACAGCCAACCACGCGTTTCGGCTGGCAGCTGCTTAACGAAATCCGCCATTGAGATTTCGCCTTTGCGCGGGTCGCCAACTTTAGCGATCAGCTTATCGACGTTACCCATACCCCAGTTATATGCAGCACCGGCCAGCGTTTCAGACTGATATTTTTTACTGAGCTGCCCCGCATAATCGCGCGCCAGCTGCGCATGCTGCACAGGATCGTCCGGGTTGTACTCCACGCCACGTTTAGCCGCCAGTTCTTTCCCGGTGTCCGGCATCAACTGGAATTCACCCTGCGCGCCCGCGGGTGATGTAACAAGGCTACCGTCTACATTGCGGTGTTTACCACCAGATTCCACCAGGCCAACGGCGCGCATATCAAGTTCGCCGGTGCTGCTGTTGACCAGCGTAAAATCGCCATTAAGCCAGCCGGTGGGATTGGTTACCGCGTAGTTCTGCGCGCGCTGCTCCAGCGCTTTTTGATTCGCTTCTGATACCGCCGCATCGATACGTTCCTGCGGCCAGCCGCGCGCCTGGCCATACATCTCGATCGAATGCTTGCGGGCTCCGCGTATTAACTCTGCCTGCATCGGGTTATCGTAGGCGCTGGCCTCCTGCTCGACTGAAGAGGTCACCGTCGCGTTAAGCTGCTGGCGCTGGGCTTCCTCAGTCTGCGCACGCTCAAAACCGCTATAGGTGCTTGTCCGGCGGACCTGCCCCGCTTTCCACTGCGCATCAAAATAGTTTAACTGGCTGGGCGGCACGCGCTTCCGGGCTTCCTCGTAATCGCCAGCGTCGGCCTTATCCATATCAGTGACCACGCCGGACGATTTAAAGCCCTGACGCGTGACCGTAGCGCCCGTCTCCGGGTTTTCCCAGCGGTCATTAGATTTAGCTTCCAGATCGGTCAGAATAGCCTGCGTGGCCGCTACGTCGGCTTTGTCCTGATCACGCTGTACCTGTTCTGCCACTTGCCCCACAGCGGCACCAAAACCGGATACCGCGTTCCCCACAGAGCCCACATTGCTAACCGCAACGCGAGTCTGCTGAGCCTGCGGCGTCACATTGCCAAAATTTCCCGTTGGAATTCTCACGTTTATTACTCCGCATATAATCCATATTTGCCAGTTTTAGCCTTTTGCCAGCCGCTGTACGCCGTCCCGCCAGCGCTTAAAAGCGAACTGCCGGCGCTGATGTTTCCAGCCGTCGCCGCATTCCCGCCACTGATGCGGTCGGCCTGTGCCTGCGCCTGCAGACGGTTAGACGAATTCACGCCGTTAAGGATCGTCTGGTAGGCGTCCTGCTCTGCGTCTTCGGCAATGCCCGAGGTAATGCGCAGCGCTGTACCTTCGCCAGTCTCGACGCCGGAAGCTGCCATTGCCGCGTTAGCCGCAGCTGCCTGCCGCGCGCCGGCTTTGCGGATACGTTCGGCTTCCACGCGGGCCGCCTTCTTCGACGCCTCGGCGTCGGCCTCCGCCTGCGCAGCCTGGTAATTTGACATTTTTTTCTGCTGCTGCCCGCTGTACACCGCCCCGCCGGCAGCAAGGACGGATGCACCAATCGCGGCGATTTCTACGCCAGTGCACATCGTTAAACCTCCATCGAATAAAGCAGGCCTGTTTGCTGCAGGCCGAGACGGGAATACAACTGGCCGGTGCGTTCTGCGTGCACGCCAGTGGTGATCCCCATGTTGATAACGGCGGCGCCGTGCTCTTTTGACCAGTCAATAAACGCGCGTGCCAGTCGCGGGCCGGCGCTGCCGCCGCGATGCTCTGGCGCGACAAATAAGCCGTATTCGAAGGCCATCAACTGGCGGGAAAAAAACTGCTCGGCAATACCGCCGCCAAGCCAGCCGATAACCTGCCCGTCTTTTTCGGCGACCAGTACGCAACCAGACGGCAAATAAATCAGGCTTTGCGCCAGTTCTGCGCATTTATCCGCATCAAACGGCGAGTTTTGCGAGTAACGGGACTCGAGATACATCCGGGTTCCCAGCTCGATAAGCGCCGGGATATCCCCGGCTGTGGCGTTACGAATCATCATTAGCCCCCGTTGCTGGTAAATACGATGACAATGGCGAGAAGGTGGAACGGCAGCGGCTGGCGCTGCTGAATAGTCAGCGTGTCTTCTCCGCGCTCCCAGCCTAGTTTTCCCCAGTAGTGATCGCCGGTGAACAACGGCGCCGGCTGGTTGAGGATTTTTGGCCCAAACGTGCGGAACGGGATCACCTGGCCGTTGCACTCGGCGCCAGTGGTTTCGAGGAAACGCATAGTGACTTCACTTGTGCGCTTGCGGGTGTTCTGCGTGGTGCCTTCAGACGTAGCGACTTCAGGCGTCAGCGTGGTAATAGTCGTTTCAAAATGCAGGCCGATTTCGACTTTGTAGGCTTTGCGCGATAACGTGATTTGGCCGGATGATACGACTGCCTGCGGCATCACAGAGCCGTCTGCAACAATATCGACGGTCTCGCCTTCGAGGTGCGACAGTCCGCCCCATGTCGTTGCGCCGGCGTCGCTGGAGCCAGTCACAGCTGCATCGGTGTACAGGGCGTTACTGAACATTTCGACATAGCGAACGGTCTGGCCGTTGACCGTACGGCGCACAATGGCGTACACCACATCGTCAGTCGCTGAGGGAATAGTCGCTACAGATTCAAACGCACCACTGGTGATCTGCCGTGACCACGCGACAACGTTCTGCGCCCGGTCGATAGCCATCGTCACCATTACGCCATCATTGCGAACCAGCCAGGTAAACGCATCAGGTTGCTGCTGATACGCCATATCGATCACGCCGCCTTCTGTGATGTGTTCCGCCAGTACGGTCATATCGTTGGCCGAGTAGGCTACATAGCTGTCGGGGTCATAGGCGACAGCGTAGAGCTTACGGCCAGAACGCTGGACGAACATAATTTCGGTACCGACGCGCACCGGACGGATCCCATTGCATCCGTACGGACTGGGATTTTTTACCGAAATATTGGTGGGCGTAATCGCCGCATCGTTGCCGGCGGTAATGGTAAACTCGCCGCCGTACGTCAGCGCAATTAGCGTATTCATCTGCGCGAGGTGAACAATCGGGTTAAGCTGGTCAGAAGAGAGCGTAAAGCTGATCGCGTCGTCGTCGTCGGTTCCCAGCTCGAAAGAGAGGTATACTCCCGATTCGCTCCACCAGATAGTTTGCGGATACTGCGGCGAACCGGCCAGAACCAGCCGCTGCTGGTAAAGCGTTACCGCACCCGGGTATCCAAATTCATCAGTCCAGACGGAATCCTCGCGAGTCCAGGCGCCCGGCGATGCCGCCTGCGTTGCGCTTAAATCGGTGCGAATGGTACCGACAGCAACCTGTGCACTGGTTACGCTCTTGATCAGCACCAGACCGCTGTTAATCCTGACGTACGAGCCCACATCTTCAGGCACCCAGCCATCACCGGTGAGCGTTCCGTCTCCGCTCTCTGGCGGTTCATCATCGCTCAGTGTCAGCGTGATTTCCGAGCCGACGAATTCTTTCACCGATGGCTTGCACCACTTTTGCGGTGTGTCGCGTACTTCGTCGAAGGGTTCAACGATAAACGGCGCCGGTTCCAGCACCCAATCGGTTTGCCCCCGTCGCTGCAGGCGGTACGGTTTAACGGCCTGATGCACCAGAAACATGGTATCGGCGCCCTGAACGTAATTTACCGATGGCAGCATGTCAGAGGTGTACGGGCTGGCGATTTCGTACGGCGTGTTATCGTCGTTCACCAGCTGCTTACCATCCTGGTAAATTCGCAGATAGCCGTCACCAAACTCCAGAATGTAAGCCTGTGTGCGGTTGAAGACGTACGGAATGAGGCGAGATTTTTTATCGCCGTACTTTGTGGCCGCTACGAACTGCGAGCCGGGACGGCGCATTACCCCGCCCTGCACCACGACCACACTATTTTCCAGCGTCTTCGCGCCATTCGCATAGCGATCGATATCAACGCGCCCCATAAGACGCGGGGAAATCTCGCCAGCGGTAAAGTTGGTTTTAATCAGATTGGCGCGCATGTCAGAACCTCGATTCGTACGTTGGATAGCCGCCAAGCTCTTCCGGCGGGTCTTCCTGACCATCCACCGCCTTCGCCTGCTTCAGCAGTACCAGCGATTCCTGGGCAAGACTGTCGCGCAGACTGGTAGAGCCGGTGACGGCATAGGCCAGCTTTGCCTGCATCATCATTTCTGCCACATCAACGAGCGCGGAATCCCAGGTGGATTCGTCTTCGTTGCGGAACACATAACGCAGCTTCAGTACCTGCACGTTCGCCAGTAGCCGGTTGCCTTCGACGCGGTACGGAATATCGTCGCAAGGTTCCCCAACGGACAGAACGCGAAGAAGATCACCTGGTAGTGCGAACTGAAAGCGGAAACCGAATACCGGCGCTGTACTGACAGGAGAGAGAACCACACGTTTTACAACGCAGTTCCACGGATGCGCGCGCAGCAGCTTATTACGTACGGTGGGATAAAGGTTTGAGCACAGGCGGGCGTGGTCGGTGTTTTCGTCGAAACTGTTAATCGGGTGAGCACCGAGCGCCAGCAGTGCGTTAGAGCATATAGAAATACTGTCAGCCATAGCCTTACCTCAGATGAAAAAAAGGCCGGGGGATATCCCCCGGCAAAGGCACCAGCTTTATGCTACGAAATCGATGGCGACGACTTTGTTTTCCGCTGCGCGGCCTGCGCCATAGGATGCATCGACGGAGATCTGAATGGTGTTGTTTTTATCGCGGCGCGGGCCGATATCGACGTTGTACTCTTCGCCAGTACCGAAATGCACAGCAGTTTTACACCAGGCAACCGCGGTTTTGGTCGTGACGCTTTCGGCGGTTGCTGAATCCAGTTTTTCATATGCCAGCCATTTAAAGCCCAGCCAGTTACCGGACACCGCACCTTCCTGCAGCATTTTCACCGCCATAAAGTCGGCGCTGGTCAGCGTGGTATCGCTGAGGATTTGAGTCAGCATGTCGGCGTTGTAGGTGATATACAGCTCTTCACCGTTCTGCTCGTCACACTCGTTACGACGGAACATGGCTTTTGCGGCGATCAGCTTCGCTTTGGTCATCCCGGTACCGCCGGCGACGATTTTCTGCGATGCGGGAAGCGCAACCGGAGCGTACGCGCCAGTGTTGGAGGTTTTACGCAGAACATCATCCAGCAGTGCACGATAGATAACGTCGTCTTTTTTGCGGTTGGATGCGGCCAGCGTCAGCTGCAAATACGGCCCCTGCGGGTCAGCCAGCAGTTTGCGCAGGTCGCGCTTTTCCACCGGCACGAATACGCCATAGTCAGCCATCAGCGCATTACGGGTGCCGGCATCAGGCAGATCCCAGACGGTATCACCGAAACGCTCGGTGATCTGGGTCATTTCGATGGTACCCATATCGTTGATGGTGAACGACGCACCGGTGATGTTGCCGCGGTCGTACACAGCACCTTGCAGGCGGGAATCCTTCTGCTGTGCGGCAATTTCGAAAGAATCATGGAACTGCTGGATAAACGCAGCGGTGATCATGTTCTTAGCGGTATCAAATGACATAACAATCACTCCAGAAAGTATCGCCTGCGGGGTATCGGTTTCCCGGCCCAAATCAGCACAATGCGGTTGGCGCTGGCGCATTGCGGGAAAATCAGGTATCCGGCGTCCCCGCCGGGCTGGTTGTGGAGTGATTGTTAGCGAGGTGCGCGGTCGGAATCCCGACCAAATAAAAAAGCCAGCGGATCAGGCTGGCTTCGATTGGCTTATCGTGACATGTCACGCTACGGTTTGATCGCCGTAACGCTTCTGGTAGTACGCTTTAACCTGCGCAGATACGCGTTCATGGTCGGCATGCTTCGGATTCATGTACGCTTCGGACTTCATCAGGTCGCGGATAGCCTGCTGCTCTGCCGGGTTGCTGTCGGCGCCTGCCGGTGCGTCCTCCTGCATTTCCGCACCGATTTTCGCCAGCATGCGGATCACCATCGGGTTATTGCCGATTTCATCGATGCGGCCGCGGTCGCCTTCATCGGTCAGGGAATTGAACGCACGGAAGGCCAGTCCGATGTTTTTGTTAAATTCGGCGTCAGTCTTCCAGACTTCACGCAGCTGCGTGGTAGCGGATTCAGCATCCAGTTCCGCCGCACCGTTAACCAGCGACGGGGCGATTTGTGCGTACTCGCTGATGATGAAACTCATCTGGTCGTTAGTGATGCCCTTGCCGTGTGCCGATTTCATAAACGACTGCATGCGCGGATCAGCTTTGAACTCTTCCCAGTTGAAGCCCTCAGCCTTTACCTCTGGGGCGTAGTCATCAGCAGTTTTTGGCGGCGTGCCGACGCTGCCAAGGCGCTTTTCAAGCGACGTGTGAGCATCCGCCAGTTTGCGGGCAGAGCCTTCAATGTCGAGTTTTCCACCTTCGCCCATAACGCGGTATTTTTCAGGTATCCAGTCATTCGCGCCCGGTTCGCCCGCGCCGGTGCTGAGTAGTGAATTACCAGCAGGATTACCAGCGCCCGGATTTTCAGCACCACTGCCATTGCCACCATCATTGCCCCCTGTGCTGCCTGCTGGCGCTTCGGCGCCCTGCTCGGCGTTCATGAATAAGTGTTTAATCTTCCACATCGTCGTTTACTCCATCTGCACGGTTGATTTGCATCAGAATGAAATCGAGCACGGCTCGTTGTCCGGCCCGGTAACAGGTTTCGCGGTCGCCCTCGGTCCCGCCGGGAACGTACGCAGCACGCCCAAAACGGCGCGTTAATTCATCCAGCACCTGCGGCCCGCCAGGCATTTCCTCGAAAATGCGTTTGTAGTCCACCGGTGATGCTTGTTTAGTAGCCATTAGCCCCCCGCTACTCGTTGGCCCAGCGCTACGCCCACCTGCTGCCCTGCTGTGGTTGCTGCTTCACTACCCGCCTGCATCATCAGTGCCTGCCCTGCTTGTTGCTGCTGGCGCTGCTGGCGCTGCTGGCGAAGTTGCTCGACGGCATCAGACGAGCGAATGACTTTCGCCGGTACGCCCAGCGCATCCGCTATCACGCGTGTTGCTTCGTCGGTGTCTACGAGGTCGGTCACATCGGGTGATACCTGCGCCAGATTCGCCACGTTCGCGCCAAGGCGTTCAATGGCGGTGACGTTCTCCAGCTGCTGCGCGCGGGCAAGAGGCGAGATATAGCGCACGTTGAAATTGGCGTTTTGCAGACTTTCCGGTGCTGGCGGGAATACACCGGCTCGATATGCCAGGCCGAAACAGCGCTCTACCAGCGGTTGCAGGTATTCAGCCTGGAAGCGGCCATAGACCGGGGCGAGCAGCTGGCGGATCAGCGCCACACGCACATGCACTTCGGTTGCGGTCATCGCCGGGCCGTCCTGCGGTTGCAGCTGATCGGCCATCATGATTTTGCGGATAGACGCCTGCAGGCGTTCTTCTGCGGTAAAGGCCACGTTGAAATCGGCGCCGGTGAGCAACGGTTTCATGCTGTCTACGCTGTTCGCCACGATGATGCGGCGCGGGCCCACCTTGACCGTGCGCGGGTTGAGCACGCCGTCATCTTCCGCAATCCACATCCCGGCGATCGCCAGATCCTGCGCGGCCTTCTCCATGCGCTTCGTTTCGTTCAGCTCTTTGCAGTCCGGCAGCGCGTCGTATACCGGGCCGATACCGTACGGCGTGCCGGGAATTTTCATCCAGCGCGGTACGCAGCAGGGGAATTCGTGATAGCCAGATTCACGCACAATGAGCTTGCCGCTCACTTCCACGTTGTACGACGCAAAGCGCAGGTTTTTAGCCAGGCGCGCATTCACCACGTAGTTTTCCCGCGGGAAAATGCAGTGAAGGAAGTCGAATTTGTCATCCGGCTTTTTGGCGGCCGCATCGCGAATTTTTTTGCTGACCTTATCCGCACCGAATTCTTTAATCGCCTGCTCCGCGGTGAGTTGGTAACGGCGATAAATCGTGTCCACAATGCCATCGCGGCGGGTGGATGTGACGTAGCACTGCGCCAGCGGCCATTGCTGGAACGAGAATCCGCCCTCTTCGCGGTCTTCGTCGATGTACAGCGCAAACCAGCCAGCGCATACCACATCGAGATTCGCCTCGTAGCCTTCGGCGTCGAAGTTGGCGGCGTGGATGTTTTCCCATACCAGCGTTGCGCAGGTGGACAACCACGCGGCGGCATCATCCGGCAGCGATTCGCTGTCGAGGTTCAGCCACTGCGCGTTTGCCGGGGTCATGCCGGACATGAGAGCAGACGCCAGCATGCGGGCGCTGTCGGTGGCCGTGCCGTCAAGCAGCCGTGCCACCTTTGATTTTGCGCTCTGTGCGTCCAGCACCTCATCGGATAGCCCCGCGCCGCGCAGCGGATAGGTGTAGTCGTAGCATTCCCGCCAGACACTTTCGTGCACCTGTCGGTTGGCTTTCAGCGTATCGGCACGCTTAACCAGCTTTACGGCGAGTTCATCCATCGATTATGCCCCTAAGGTGTTTTTTGCTGCCTGAGCGCCGGAGGAAAGCAGGGATGAACCTGTATCCGTTGCGCCTTCGGCACCGCTCGCCAGTAACGAGGAACCTTTCTTGCGCTTCTTACGCGCTGCGGCATCGGCGTTCGCGGCCTTCGCTGCTGCGTCTGCTGCTGCGTCTGCTTCAGCCTGTGGATCCTGCTGTACAACTTTCGGTGAGCTACCGCACATAACGAGTCCCCTTAGCCCGGCACATGCCAGCCGTGTTCGGTTAATACAGGTGCGCCGCGTACCGGCTGCGGCTTGCCCTCTTCGTTCGTCACCATTGCGCTCGTACCGCCGGTGGTGGCCTCAGTGGCTTTACGTACGAGGGTGAGAAACTCGAGGTTGTCGGTAAGGTTCTGGTCGGTCAGATCGGTAAAGCCCAGCTCTTCGAAGCGCGCTACGATGGTGGCGCCCTGCGCATTGAGCGTGGCAAGAATGGTGTTGCGCTCGGCCAGCGCCGTAGCGCCCAGCAGCGTCGCAACGTTCTGCTGCACCGTTGGTTCGGTAGTTTCAGCGTTCAGCGCTGCGCCTGCAGCATCCTGCAGTTGCGTTGTCTCCTGCCCCGGGGTTTCTACGGTTTTCTTAACTCGTGCCATTGTGGTGGCTCCTGTGAATCATGGAGCCTGTAGTGTGCGCACGTGCGATGGTCAGGATCCTGACCAAATAGAAAACTTGTTAAAAAACGGCATGATTTAACATAATGACCGTTACCCGCACCACGCGATCGGCACTCGTTACTTATTTAGCGTGAAGGGGTTATTTGTTGCGGTTTGCTGGCGGGAAAGTGTGAAAATGGGCTGCATAAAGCGTGCATAAAACAGGGCGGTTTTTGCATAGCGTTTTTAACCGATGAGCACCCTGTTTTTGCGGGTTTTGGGGTTATCGCTTCCAGTACACAAATTTAGTGCTACCGTCCGGGTTGACGCCGTGAGGTGTTTTTACATACACCTCGAAGCGTACGGGCCTTTCCGACGTCCCCGCCCGAAGCTCCTCATACCCCTGCGCCACCGTTGTCTTTCGCGGCAAGTTTAGCTGCGAGTCAGTGCTACCGTAGCGGTCTACGGGCAGATCAATTAACTCGCCATCGTAAGAGCCGCCCATCAGTTTAAATTCCATGTCATTCCCCTCTCAAATACGCTTTGTGCGCCAGGCGTAAACGAATCGCCGTGATGTGACCTGCGCCGGCAGTTCGGAGCGCGGGCGTTGTGTCACGAAGCACCAGAAATCGATCAGCGCTTCGCCCGTGTGATGGTTCGGTGCTGCGCCCTGCTTCCAGCCGATGATAGCAGACTTCGATACATCCAGCTCTCGGGCAATCTCCTGCAGCGGGATCCCCGTGCGGGTTATGTCGCTGATGACGCGAAACCAGTCTGTTTTAAACGTGGCGACGACTGGCATAAGTCACCTCACCAAACGCGCGTGCGCGCGAGCATAGAGAGCGGTTTTTATGAGAATCCGGCTCCGCTGAATCGCCGTTGTGGAAAGCATCAGGTGATTTCATATCGCTACCTGCAATAAATTACATGTTCTAAAGTGGAACCACCGCCCCCACCTGGAACCACCTTTTTCTAACCTTTCCCCAAACCGACTTATATATATATATGGGGTTTTTAGTAATAAGGTGGTTCCAGTGGTTCCAGTGGTTCCGATTCGCGCACCGCAAGGGTTACAAGGCGGAACCACCTTCGCTATTTGGTGGTTCCAGGTGGTTCCGCTGGCGCCCACACCTTGCTTTTTTTACCGTCAACGCGACGCTGAACGCGCTTATAGCCGCAATTTTGCAAAACATTGCTAATTCGCATTTCTTCGCGTTTTCCGATGTGGCGCGGGTCCAGGCCGATTGCGTCCTGCAACACGTCACTAGCGCGTAAAAATTCGCAGGTTCGCGGAATGACGTTGGTCATCAGATCGGGCGTGTCGAGCCATTTCTCGACCGTCTCGAGCCACGCGTCCTTAATCGTGTACTGCTCGTGGACACTTGCGCCGAGGCGTTCAGCGTCGCGGAACTGGATACCGCCGAGGTGCTTAAACGTCTCGCGAGCTTCCGCCCACAGCAGCAGCAGGTCGCGCTTAATGGCCTGCACATCGACGCTTGAGACCTCGACGGGCAACCACCGGCGGTTACCGGTTTTATCCGCGAGGAACTCGTCTTCGTTGGTGGTGCCGATGAACACCAGGCGACGCGGGAACTGTGTAGCGAACTCCCGGTATTTGGGGATCCAGTTCTCGTGCGTACGCGTCACGAAAGCCTTGATGGATTCCAGCTCTTTGGTGTTGAGGCCGCGCAGCTCGCCAATCTCCGCCACCAGGCGCCCGCGCATCTTGCGCGCGAGGTCGTCATCTTTCTCAGCGAAGGATATCTCTGTGAAGAAGGCAGGATCCGGGCTGAGCGCTTCAACACCGGAGGATTTGCCGCAGCCCTGCCGGCCGACGAGGATAGGCACCATATCCGCTTTGATGCCGGGTTCGAGCACCCTGCCCGCCAGCGCCGTCCACATATACAGGGACACCGCGCGGGTGTATGCCGTGTCGGCGGTGCCGAAGTGGGTATGATAGAAATGCTCGATGCGCGGTACGCCGTCCCACTCCAGCCCGTTGAGCCAGGTGGTGGCCGAATCGAAAGGCTGTTCGTCAGCGGCCAGCAGCACTACGTCGCGTATGAGCTCGCGGCCCACTGCTTTAAAGCCGCGCTTTTCCATCGTGATGCGCAGGCGCGCGTAATCCGGATCGGTGAACGCCTGCCACTGTCCGGAGCCTTCAGAGGCAAACATGATTTCGTCGCGGAACTGGTCAAAGCGGATATCGATACCGACGAAATCAGGACGCACAACCGCTTTGGCCGCGTTGCTGATAGTGGCCTCGATACGTCCCCATTTGTCCCGCTCGAACGCCGGCAGCGGAGCTGGCTCGGCCACTTCGGTGCTGGTCAGGTCTTCGAAATCGTCGTTGCGGATGCCGATAGCATTCAGGTAATCGCCGTCGTTGCGGTGTGCGCAGCTGGCGTGCAGGCATTTGAAGTGGCCGAGGTCGAAGCCAGCGGTACCCGCCGGAAAATAAACCGTACTGGTCGGGTCGCCGCCGGTGCTGTGGCCGTCCTCGAACGGACAACGGATGTAACGCTCGCCGTTGGTACCGTCCAGCAGTGTCCAGCCGTTAGCGTCCAGCCAGTCGGCCGTTTCGTCTGTGGCGCCAGGCGTGAATGTTGAGCGGTCGCGCATCTTACTGCTACCCGCTTCGGTGGTGACCGATACGGGTAGCGCGTCGGCGAGCTGCTGCCAGAGTGTTTCGAGCTGGTCAGCCGTCACCACCGGCGGATCATCCGGCAGCGCGTTATCCCACTCGATGCGGGCGCCGCTGCTGTGCGTACCGCAGGCAACGAACTGCTGCCCGTTCGCCAGCAGCTCGATAATGCCGAGTTCGCCCTCGAGACGGTGAATGCGTTTGCGGAAATCACCTTCCACGCCCAGCAGGTACAGGCATTTCTGGCTGTTTGCACGCCAGCGCCGCGGCGGAAGTTCGCCCAGCTGCTGCACGAGCAGGTCGCGGATCTTTTGCTGCACGTCGGCGTCTTCGCTGTCGCAGTCCAGCGCCAGCCAGCCGTGGCCCGTGCGAACGCAAATCCCGTAATCAGGCTCTTTCGACCAGCGGGCAAAGTCGTGCTCAGTAACGACGTGCTCAGTCCATTGTGCAATACCGGTGACCAGACGGTCACGGTTATAGCGGCTCGGCGTCTTGCCAAGCGCTTTAAGCTTACTGTCGGGGGAAATGGCGGCGTCCGGGTTGCACACGACCGGCAGCAGCTGGTCGATACGGCCCAGCACCAGATCGAAATGAAACCACTCGTCAGGCGTCGCCCCCCAGTTCTTAATCTCTGGCATGAGTTACGCCTTATTTCTGTCGGGGTTCGCTTCAGATAACAATTGCCCTTCACTGAAAGCACCACTCGAAGCCGCCGCCAGCTTACGGGCGTAGGTCGTCTTCCCGGTAAAATCCGTTCGGGGAAGGCAACCGCGCTTAACCCATTTATGCACTGCAACTGGTGAGACCCCACAAATTTTAGCCGCTGCTGTCTGACCCCCAACGGAATCAACAACTTGCCTAACAATATTCATTGCCTTAACCTCATCGGTTTTTAACTTTCGGTTAAATATAAAACATAACTGAATGTGCAGTCAATTAAGTGGAGAATTAACGAATGGTTAAAAGAGACAAAACAAAAGAAGCGTTTTCAGCGAGACTTAGCACTGCGTGTTCCTACGCCGGTGTAACTGGTCGTGGGATTGGCTCGGAGATTGTCAGGGCGTTAAAGGCTCGTGGGATAACCGTTTCAACAACCGCAGTATGGAAATGGCTAAACAGCGGTGGCATGCCTGACGCGGAGAAAATGCTTGCGTTGAGTCAATGGCTGGGTGTGCGGGCTGAATGGCTGGAATACGGTGTAGGGGAAATGGTTAGCGGGCTCCCTGAAACATCCTCAGGGGATAAACCAGCGACCAAAGAAAAGGTACTGCAAGAAATGCTGTCCCCGCGACAGCTAGCGTTACTGCAGCTATTCGATTCTTTGCCTGAAAACGAGCAAAGCCAAATGGTTGAATCCCTTGAAGAGAAAAAACGGTATTACGACCAGTTATTTAAGGAACTTGCTCGATCAAGAAACAAAAAACTAGGCTAATAAAAAGGTACCGTATGGGCTTCTTTACTACCGCAGTTAATAAATGGGCTACAAAGTCACAGCTAAAAGAAATAACTGGTTTTGTTAATAACTTAAAAGTGATGGACGCCTCGGAGCTAGGCATGGTTATGGCGGTTGCAACACACATCCGTCACGGACTACAAGCCCGAGGGGATGACGTCCTCGATCCGGTAATCTGCTTTTCACTAAACCCAGGCATAACTTATTCTCTAAGCAGCACGGTTGTTGATCTACAAAAAAGTAATCAGTACAGCGACGCCGCGGGTTTTATGGTGTGGGTTCATACGTTACGTTCAGCAAATAGCCTTGAGTTGAGGCAGCAAGGCCGTGATATGTGGAATGAACTGTCACGCGGGTTTGACCACGTACCTGATGCCGCGCATCAAATCCTTATTCTTACAGGCAAAGCGGTAATGTACGACGGATACTACGAATACCCAAAGGGCCTTACGCCTACGCCGCTCTAGCAGACGTCCACGAAGGGTAAAGAAAGCCAACTAAAACACCTTATTTTTCAATGAGGTGTTTTTTATTGTCTTTATTTTTAACTTTTGGTTATTGACGTATTTTATCTTTGAGTTAAAAATAACTTCAGTTTCGAATACCGCTCTTTAACAAACTGAACCGCGTGACAGGTAAGCCGCAGTGCTCCTGGCAAAACGAAATAGCACCCGATGGGATCGAGGTAAGCGCCGAGTCCGTATGCGTACGGTAAGCGTAGAGGACGAACACCGCGGCGAGCTGACAAGTCACGCAAGTTGAAACGCCCCGATGATGGGGCGTGCAGTGAGCTTATATAGCGTCGTTTCGGCGCTTCATTAAGCCCATTGCATTGCTGTGTGTAGTCTTTGCCCGCTTCCCTGGCGGGCTCTTTTTTCCTGTCTGAAAGCGCATCCGCAAAGGTGCCATGCCCCGCCCGCTGGCACCGGGTGCGCTCCCATACACGAAAAGGAGCACTACCGATGAAACCTGAACACCTCCACCGACTAACGGGGCGCGATGTGCTCCGCTGGCGCCGTAAACCTCAAATCGACTTTAACACCGGGCTGGCCATCTTTGTTGGCCTGAGCCTGACCGTAACTTTACTCCTTCTTATCGCGAGGGTCGCTTAATGCAAATAACAACGTATAAGGGCTTTAAACAAGACCTTACCTGCCGTGCCTTCCAGTTTGAGCTGGGTAAGACCTTCGAGCATAAGGGCAAAGTTGAGGCCTGCTCTTCGGGCTTCCATTCCTGCGAATACCCGCTGGATTGCTTCAGCTATTACCCGCCAGCAGAAAGCCGTTACGCCGAAGCAGTGGCAGACGGCCATATCAGCAAAGAAGATGGCGGCGACAGCAAAATCGCCAGCGCCACTATTACCATCAAAGCCGAAATATCTGTGCATCAGCTGGTCACCCGAGCTATCGAGTGGATCTGGAACCGCGTTGATAAATCCTTAGAGCAGACGAAAACCGGCGACTACTCCGCCGCGAGCAACACCGGCAACCGCTCCGCCGCGAGCAACACC